CTGCTTCTGGTCTAGCAAATACAATAACAAGATTACCCTCTCCAATACCATGCACAGCCTCTTTTAAAGGTGCTAAATTAAACTTCCATTTTGTATTATCTTTTAATTTATCTATTAAGTTATCAATGTTGTTTGTAACATATTCATACTCATCACCCTCATCATCATCGAAGGATGTTTCTAAATGTTTTTTTATTTCAGAAAAATCTAAATCATCACCATTATAAATGTTAGTAGCTAACTGTGCTATGTTTTGTGCAATACGCCTTTTAAATAAAGAACGAAGAATATTGTTTGCTATCTTTTCACTAGGTAATTCTAATCCTTTTATCTCATGCACAAGCTCATCAAAGTTTTCTTTCTTTGCTCTTGTTGGTGCAGGATTATACACCTCCATATGAAGTGTTGATACTTCATTAATACTTAAATCTTTTTCAGAGTCTTCATGAGCACGTCTAATTGTTTCATACAAATCTCCCGTACCATTTGTAAAAAACTCTTTTGTTAGTTTTCTTTTATTTTTATTATAAAAATCTTTTTTTAATAATAATTTTATTAGTTCCTTTTCCATTTTGTCGCTTTCATCTGTTTTAATATTTCTTTCATAACATTTGTTTTATGTTTTTCTTTCCAAAGGTTTATATAAAACTTTGAACTGATTTTGTCAAGCCTACAAGATGCAGTATCTAATGGCCATGATTTTAAATAAGCTAAATAAAATTTATCTCTAAGTACTCTCATACTTTTTTTTATTTGCCTTACTGGTATTTTCTTTTGCTCTCCTGTTACACCATACACACAGTAAAAATATTTTTTAGTTTCTTTTACAAACCAAGGATAACTTCCACAATCAATTAATTTCCACATTATTTTACCATCCCATAATCATTACCATAATGCCAATCATCAGTATGTTTACAATCATAACAGATACGATTATGATTACCTTCACTCATAAAAGGTTTATAGCACATCATACAATCTTTTTTAACTTTTTCTTTTTTGTATATAGTTTCTGGTTTTCTAAAATCATAATAATCTGGAATCTCAAACTTTTCTTTTTTCATTGCGTTTACTTTCCCGTAACATATCAATCCATATATCTTCAAATGAATGTATACTTTTTTTTATGTTCGATTTTGTTTTTACTTTTTCTTTTAAATTAACATACATGAAGTCAACTAGTAAGTCAACAAATTGTTTTTGAAACATTTTTTTAGGCATTGCCACATTTCTCCTCATCTTTTACTTTGCTACAATAAAACTCTCTTGCTTTATCTTTTTTTATTTTTTGTTTTTCTAATATTTTCTTTTTCTTTTCTGGGTTAGGGCTTTGTTCTAAAACATCATCAATAACTTCTATTGTTTCTTTAGCAACAAAGTAAGTGCAACCTTGTAATAAAAATAAAAATAATATAACAAATCTAAGCACTTACCCACCAATCGGGAGCAGATACACCTCGTTCCCATTTAGCAAAATAAGCTTTAGCACCTTGATAATATTTTCTGTAAGCTGTTACATAATCATCATCTTTGTATTCATCTGGCATACATTGAGGTGGCTCAGTAATATAATCGGGATGCATTTGTTTTATAATTTTATTAGAATAATTTTTATCTAAAATAATATTTAGAATAGTTGATGACTTATGTAATTTATTAAATCTTTTATAGTATTCTTGACTAATAAATACAGCATTTTCTAATGCCCAAATAAAATTTTGCCGAGTATGCCCAACCCATATAGTCATAGGATGTTTAGGATAAGCAGGTTTATATAAATCTTCTAAACGTTCTTTTGCATTTTCTTGCACAGCAGTAGATAGCATTTGTGCTGATTCTAATAACATTTTTGGTACATGCTTATCACATAAAGCATTAGCCGCCCATTGAGGGTCTTTATGTAAAAAAAATATATTCATCTACAGCTCCCTGTTGATATATTCTCTAACAGAAAAACCTAATCTTTTGATATGATATATAGCACCATCAGATAAAGTTTTTTGTCCTGTGAGTATAGCAAATCTTTTTGCACGCTCACACACAGGATAAATTAAATCATTACCATATACATTTTTCTTTTCTACATGTATGGTATCTTTTTCTATTGTTATCTCTTTCATTGTAACAAACTTTCTATTTGTGGTTTATCAAAATACTTCAAATCATCTTCAAGTATCTTTACTTCAGTATCCATATAATACCTTAGTTGATTGCTTATGTCAAATGACTTGGTTGTTGCATCTCTATCAAGAGCAACTATTACTTTCTTAAACTTTTTCTTTAATATAGGTATATAACTATCTGGTAGACTTGTTCCCATAAGTGACACACCTGTGCACACTTCTGACACAGCACAGGCACTGGCACAATCTTCAACGAGAACAGCAACATCACTATCCCCACAAATAAAAGGATAACTTTTACTTCCATACATAAACCATTTAGGATATACTTCTGAGTTTAATCCTCTACCTACTGCACCTTTTACTTTTTCTTTTTCTTTTATAATAAACACGGCACGATGTTGTTTTACATCATACATTAAAGTTGCTTTTCCTTTTAAGTAAGATTCCATGCAATGATTTTTTTTTAAATAATCTGTACATTTATCGGTAGAAAAAACACTGACAAAACTTTTTGGAATTATAAAATCTTTTTCTTTTTCTTTTCCTTTTTCTTTCAATACTACGGTTTCGTATATCTGCTCCATAGTCATTTCACCAACATGCTTTCCTTTTACTGAGCATGACGCATGAAAACAATACCAAAACAAATCGGCATTTTCTCTTTTTATTGTGAGGGTATTTGTGCCACTACAAAAAGGGCAATCCATTCTAGTATTTACTTCACCAGATGGAACTAAAGTTTTAATTAAAGATAATTGTTGGGAAAAATTCATAGGAGGGGATTATACATTAGAAATAAAAAAAAGTCAAGGAGGTAGAAAGGAAACCCCCTTGACTGTCAAATCAGCAAATCCCGAGTTTATAACCATACGCTAGCTATGGACAGCCGAAGCCTAATTATGACGCTCATTTACCGAAACTTAAACTTAAGTAAGAGCCACAATCATAGTACTTTAAGTCATGGTGACTCTTACAATTATTGATACTGACCTCCCTTTTTTAAGTACTTGACGGAACACTAGTCGGTGACGGTTTTATTCACTTTCACAGTATCAAACTCTATAATATAGAAATAGTGGCTTTATGTCAAGCCACCATCTTATTTTGATTTACTTTTTGACTTGCTGTGTATTGAGAAGAATCAATAACAGGATTGCACAACTTAGGCTCAACCCAATAATTTTCTCTTGCTCGTACAGCCATGTATCTAGTAGGCTCAAGTCCTTGCCTTGCTCTATCCATTTCTCTTCTAAATAGACCAAACCAATTACCTACATGAATACCTACGCCATAGTATTTTCTAGTTCTACCATTACCCAAATCTTTTTCTACTGATATATACCAATGAGTACCTGCTGTTCCTGCATCATGCCCTGCATGTGTAACCTCATCAAAAGTAAATTCAATAAAGTCTGGGTGGTCTTTTTGCAGATAATTGTAGGTACGATTTTCATTATCAATATCATAGTCAATACTCCACATTCCCATTACACACCTACACTTTCTTTGTTAGTAATAACAACAGCAACAGTATCAGCAAGTTTACGCTCTTCCATATCCTGTTGTATTACACTTTGTGATATAGATGATAGAGCCAAAGCTGTACCTGTGCCTGTAATTTTGTGGCGTACATTCTCAGCCTCAGACCATACCTCAACAACTTGCTCAAGGTTTTTAGAAGAACGAATGAGTTCTGCATATGCCTTAAACTTTTCTTTCATCTGTTCATAGTGCTTGTGCCATTTCAAATGCACTCGCTCAAGTTTAGATAAGTAATCATCAAAGACAGCCAACTGTTCTGAAGTTATAATCCTTGCTCGTTGATGGCAAGAACTACGACTTCTAGGCACAGTAAAAGACATAGCCAAATCATTATCATCAAAGAACTTTTGTTGATATGCGTCTATCTTCTCTCGTATATCTCGTATTTCTTTGTGATAAGTATTCATTTTTTTACCATTGTAATCACAATCATTATCTTTAACAAACTTATATTTGACAACATCAATACCATTAGCAACCATGTCCTCATAATACAGGGCAATCAAATCATCAGTAGATAAATTACCTATCTCACGTCTTGATGAGCCATAGTTATAATAGCCATACCCCTTACAAGAAAAGTTTGCATAGACAGATTGTTTATCTTGTCTTGCATTTTCTGTTTCAGTATCAGTAAACCAGAAACAAGATTCTTGCTCAGTCATATCATACTTAGCAAGTACATCTAAATCTTCTTGAGGTGTAAGGGTGCTAATCTTATCTTTAACAATCTGTTTTATTTTTGGTATGGTAGCCAGAAATTCATTGATTGCTTTTTTTGTTTCGCCTGCCCACTTGTTGGGTGTCTTAGCGATTTGTTCTTGAGC